AACCAGCTCGATGAGCTTAGTCTGCGACGCAGCAATGCTCGTGAATACTCTGTATTTAATATTAGTCCAACACCTCAAGCTCCTAGTGGGAAAATTAGTTTAAACAGTTTATCAGTCGATGCTATCTCGTTAATTGCAATCGGACAAGACGATATTAATCAAATAATCTCTCAGCCAGGAGCTACGAATGACTTAATTGATATAGAGAGCACTAATGGTGAGATTGTTAGATTTAGCATTACTGGTACAAATGGTGATGCTTACGTAGTAACAAAAGTGACTGGCACCAGAGACCTAGTTCTTGATGAAACAGTCAAAGTATATGTATACCCTCAAAATGCTGAGTATGCAACTATTGCATATACTACTGATCAGATTGATGCTCTACAAGAGCAAATCAATGGAATGCAGATTAGTGTTTCATCTGATCAAATCCAAACACTTGAATCAGAATTAGACGCATTAACGACAACAGTAAACAATCTGTCAACTGGAGCTACACCAGAGCAGTTGGCTGCAATTCAAACTCAAATTGACAGTAATGACGCAGATATCCTCGCAACTACTACTAGTGTCTCAAACATTGATACGCGACTAATAACAGTTGAAGGAGAGCTTGCAAACTATGCAACAGTAGCTGCATTGACGAGCTTAACTACTGTTGCAAACGCAACACAAACATCTGTTACTGCGTTAGAAACAACAGCAACATCTTTGCAGTCACAAATTGATGAAATCAATAACATAAAACTTGTGAATATTGAAAATGAAATTGACGCATTAGAAGCAGAACTTGGTAATAGAAATAAAATTCATTATTCAGATACAGTTCCTACAACAACTCTGGGCAATGGAGATTTATGGTTTGACAGTACAAACTTAAGAATCCTTGTATATCATCAAAATATGTGGATCAATCCTGACCGGAGCGCGGGAGGAATTCTAGTAGATGAGAAACAAATTTATTATCAAAACAGTGAGCCTGTAGGTAGTCATCTAAATGATGGTGACTTGTGGTTTGACAATACTACTTTGCGGTTACATGTATATCACCAAAATGTATGGACTATCTCTGATCAAGTAATCAATGCAACTAAATCATTGATTGTAGATGCCGCACAAAATACATCTGATTTTGCTAGCTTTAGACAATACATAATTGATAATGCTTGATCTGTAGAATAAAGCAAGCGAAGTGGAATAAATGACTCCTTTTCAGTTACCAGATCCGAATGCTCAAACCACAATCGTTCATCCTATTACGGGAGAGACATGGGAGTACATTGCTGGTGTCTGGGAAGTTGTTCCACCAGATGACGATCATACACATACAGAGTCTGATATTACTGATTTACACAATATTGAGGGCCAAATAACAGCACTAAATACGTTAGTGGCGAACATGCAACAAACTATAATAGATCTGAACTCCAAAGTGCAAACTTTAGAGGGTACCCAATTTATTACACTGGAATAATCCATGGCTTCATATAAAGTATCTGGGCTTGTAGCCCAGGGGACGGCGTCTGCAGACGACCTCCTCTATTTAGTGGATACGGAAGATGGTGGTTCTACTTATGCTTCTAAGAGCATCACTGTCGGAAATTTCCTTAATGGATATGCAACCGAATCATTTGTCAGCACTCAGCTGGACGCACTTGTTAACGGTGCACCTGCTGCTCTTGACACATTGAAAGAGCTGTCTGATGCTCTCGGTGCAGATTCTAATTTCAGCACAACAATTACAAACCTGATCAATGCGAACGAAGTTCACGTTGATAACATGGCAACCTTGACCGGTGTCGCAAAAGACGATACTGATCTCGGTACATTTACTGGTAGCACCATTGGTGACAGCTTGGACATTAAAGCTGCTCTGCAGGCTTTAGAAACAAGCCTTGAGACCAAAGGCTCTGCCACGCTTCTCAATGCAACAACTTCCGACAAGAATGATTTAGTCACTCTGTCTGGCGTTTCTGCAGGTTCTGGCAATCTTGGCTCTTTCACTGGTTCGATCATTTCTGATGATGTAACCATCAAGTCAGCTCTGCAAGAACTGGAAACCGAAGTTGCTCGCGTTGAAACAGAAATCACAACACAAATTGATGCTGTTGATCTGTCCGGAATTGCTACTAATGCTGGTAACATCACTCAGCTTCAAACTGATCTTGCAGCTGAAGTCACAGCACGTGGTAATGCAGACACTGCAGAAACAACTGCTCGGACAAATGCCGATACAGCACTGTCCAATCGTTTAGACACACTGGAAGCTGATCCGACTACACAGTCACTTCTGAATGCTGAAGCTACAACACGAGCTGCAGCCGATACAGCACTGTCTAATCGTTTAGACACACTGGAAGCTGACCCAACTACACAGACACTTCTAGATGCTGAAACAACAGCTCGAGCTAGTGCAGACAATGCACTGTCAGGTCGTTTAGACACTCTGGAAGCCGATCCAACTACAGCAACAGCTTTAAGCACAGCTATCACTGGTGAAGCAACTACTCGCGCCTCTGCTGATACAGCACTGTCTGGCCGTTTAGACACCCTGGAAGCTGATCCCACAACACAAACTCTGCTGACTGCCGAAGCCACTGCACGTGCTTCTTCTGATGCAGGACTGGCCAACCGTTTGGTGGTTCTGGAAGCCGATCCGACAACAGCAACAGCACTGTCGTCTGAAGCAGGCACACGTGCCACTGCTGACACAGCTCTGTCCAACCGTCTGGATACTCTCGAAGCTGATCCGACAACTCAGACTTTGCTTGATGCAGAAACTACTGCTCGTCAAGCTGCTGATGCTCTGAAGCTTGACCTGGCCGGTGGCACTATGACAGGTGCTATTCAAATGGGTGCAGCTGCAGGTGGAAGTGTCTATCAACCTAATGCTGTGTACTACGGTACTGCCGGAGTAGTTGGAGGATTTGTTCCTGCAGGCGTATTCGCTACAGATCATTTTGCTAATGCAAATCGATTTGTATCGAGATGTAATGACAATGGTCTTTCGTTCCAACCGATTACAATCAACAGCACTCTGCGAGTCTTTGTTGAAGCTGAGTCTGGTGACCTGCTGTTAAACAAAACAGATGCGTCTGGATTTAGTGGACCAAACAATCCTGCTGCATGGCGCGACATTACGCTGCCCTCTACACCCTTCACCTTAACTGACCTGGGTATCCACAATGGCGATGCTGGCCACAGTTTTGCCATTTCTGCTATTGAAGTTGATGGCGTAGTTGTTGACACAACCTATACGGTTGGTGCTACCACTGCTACAACCATCGGCGTTGATGGTACAGCTACTTTTGCTGGGCTGGTTTCTGCTTCCGCAGTTCCTTCTGATGATGCTCACCTGGTTAACAAGCTCTATGCTGATAACCTGGTTGCTGGTGTTGATCTTTCAGGTATTGCGACAAACGCTGCTGCAATTGCTGCTCTCAGCAATGGTGCGCCTGAGCTCCTCAATACGATTACAGAATTGGCAGATGCCTTGGGTGATGACGAAAACTTCGCCACAACAATCACTGGTCAGATCTCTACAGAAGCTACAACACGTGGCAACGCTGATACTGCACTGTCCGGACGTCTAGATACTCTTGAAGCTGATCCGACTACACAGTCACTTCTGAATGCTGAAGCTACTTCACGTACTTCTGCTGATAATGCACTGTCAGGCCGCTTAAGCATCCTGGAAGCTGATCCGACAACACAAACTCTGCTGAATAATGAAGCGACAGTTCGTACTAACAATGACAATGCACTGTCAGGTCGTTTAGACACCCTGGAAGCTGATCCGACAACTGCAACTGCAGTAACTTCTGCAATCGCAACTGAAACAACTGCACGTCAAGCAGCCGACGCACTGCTCCTGCCTTTAGCCGGTGGCACAATTTCAGGCAATCTTTCTGTTGGAACAGGAATTTTATTTGATGGCGCATCTTCTACAGCACATATCAATGGCATTGTTGAATCCTCAGCAGTACCTACTGCTAATTCACACCTGGTTAACAAGCTTTATGCCGACAACCTGGTTGCTGGTGTAGATCTGTCCGGTATTGCAACTAACGCAGCTGCAATTTCTGCTGAAACAACCGCTCGTACATCTGCTGATTCTGCACTTTCAGGACGTCTTGACACCCTGGAAGCTGATCCCACAACACAGACACTGCTAACTGCAGAAGCCACTTCACGTACTTCAGCTGACTCCGCACTGTCTGGTCGTCTGGATGTTTTAGAAGCAGATCCTACAACTCAAACGTTGTTAGATGCAGAAGCTACCGCTCGCGCAAATGCTATTACTGCACTGACCAACGGAGCTGTTGCACAGAATACTGCTGCAATTGCTGCTGAAGTTAACACTGATCGTGATGCTGCCATCACAGCTGCAATCAATGCCCTTACCAATGGTGCTGTTGCACAAAACGCTGCTGACATTCTGCAAGAAATTTCAGATCGTCAGACTGCTGTGGCTGCTGAAACATCTGCTCGTCAGACAGCTGTTGCAAGCCTGCAAGCATCAATCACGACTACAAACGCCAACGTTGCAAATAACGCTCAGGCCATCACTACTGAAGAAACTGCACGTATTGCAGCTGACGCAGGCAAGGTTGATAAAGCTTCTAGCGTGAACGTACACATGGTGGGCGAAACATCTGCTGCTTCTGCTCCTGTAGACGCACAAGGTGCCGACAACTTCCTGTTCCTCGTCGTTGACAAGGCAACAGGTGCTATTAAGTCAATCGAGAAATCCTTCCTCGAAGCTGAGTAGCTGGGTACGGCGGGTGCGACCTTTGCCTTCACACCAACCGTCTCGGTTGATGGCAATGGTGACCCGGTTTCATATCAAATCTTTACCGCTGGTTCGGATTTATATGATTCATTCGGCATCGATCGTGTTGGAGATCTTTCAAGTGAATCAATTATTATTCGCTTTAAAGATCTCGCCAGCTTTTATACTTGGCGAACAACAGATCGTACCATTGTCTTCACTGCCGCAGACAATGACTTCTATCTCTGGGAGGGGACATTCTCGCTCAACTCCGAAGGGGAAGTCACAGTCGAATCCGATGACTACGAATCAGCAATTGCTGAAGACGTTAATCAAGCCTCACTGGCCCACGATTACGAACAAGCCGTTGTTGATGAAACAGCCGACACGTTGTTTGTTAACGAATACCATGGCGTCGACATGGATATCCACATCGAGTATTCTTGGGTGGAAATCGGTATGGGCGCTTCAAACGGTCAAGCGCTTAGTAATTTTGTTGCTGCCGCTGGTACAGGAAACACGGTTGTTGACATCCAGATTAAACCTGGTGAATCAAACAACTACACAATTCCTGAAACTGGAGTTGTTATTCCATAACTCAAACAATAAAAACATAGGAGCTGCATACGCGGCTCCTTTTTTATTGCCTATACTGAAAGAAATAGCAGATATCTGATGTTTAACAAAGAAGACTTTGAATTGCCATTAGAAGCTCAGTTACGCTTACGGGTAATTAAAGACGAAATTGACACAACCAATGATATTGATAAATTAAAGAACAGTTTAAAAGAAACATCTCGCCTGATAATGTTTTATCAGAATCTTTTTGGCAAATTAGCAAAAGATCTCATAGCAAAGGATATGGTGGACTGGATAGAAGAGATTAATAAAAAAGCAGACAAAGATAACGGTTAAAATTAAATTAGTGATAAAAGCATGACATGGCGTCGATCGGTGATGTGAAAACAGTGTTTGGACGGACATACGTATATGTCAATCCAAATCAAACACTCGGGCCTGGCACATGGCTTTTATCAGATGATGATGAAAATGGTAGCGAAAACAATACTAATGAATCTTCTTCAATGCCAGTGTATGGTCAAGCTGTGGTTTCAATTCACGGTCCTATTACACGTGGAATGTTGATTTGCTTGAATTCAGCAGGAGAGGCAGTTCCAGCAAGTGCTGCGTCTGTAGAAACCTCAAGAATTGTGGGTGTGGCAATGGAGTCTGCAAATGTAGGACAAATAACCGAATTCACACAAAACACAGTAATGGATATGTTTAACAGTAGTTCAATAACTGATGAGGGAGCAGCAACACTCGAAGTCGGCAAGCCTTACTATCTGAGTTCAATTAACCCTGGATTTTGGACAACAGTGCCAGATACCAATACATCTGGCTATTTAGTGATTCAGTGCGGAACAGCTGTAAATTACAACTATATGGCGATTGATATTGAACCAGCAGCAAGTGACTTTGACGGTGGTGTTTACGCAGCATAAACAGATTCAATAAGTCGTTAATATTGTTAATGAGATTCCTATTTCCTATGGAGCTTTTTAGCAATGAAACTTCAGCTTAAGAGAAGTCTGAAAACAATTACAAACAGTACATTAGCTCAAGCACCATCTGTAGATCAGATGGAATATGGCGAAATTGCTGTTAACTATGTATCTTCAGATCCAAGTTTATTTCTGAAAGACAGTACAAATGTCATTCGTAAAATGCAGCTCGGCATTCTGCCTGACCTGGATGTCAGCACCGAGCAGTCTGGAACACTAGACGGGCGTTATATTTTAAATACAGGTGACACCCTTACAGGGAATCTTTCAGCCCCTAGCTTTATTGGTGGTGTTGCACGGATGGCAGCTGTTGCCCCTGCTTCTGCTGAAGATGGTGAGCTGTGGTGGAATAATAACGATGGTCGTTTATATATTTATTACAACGATGGTGTAACTACACAGTGGGTTGATGCAAGCCCGGATAGCTTCACACTTGGCGCTGGCTATTACGATAAAAATGAAGCCGACGCACGTTTCATCGGTAAAGCCGGTGGCATTATGACTGGCATTCTGCAGCTAGCTGGTAACCCAGCCACTGCACTGGCGGCTTCACCCAAGCAATACGTCGATAGTCAAGCAACAGCTGCTCAGACAGCTGCTCAAAACTTTGCTACCGCAGCAATTGCATCTATTCCTCCCACGGACCTTTCCAGCTACGACACATCAGCACAAGTTGACGCAAAGATTGCTGCTATCCCAGCTACCGACCTGTCTGCATACGATACATCGACCGAAGTTGATGCAAAGATTGCCGCTAACACACCTGATCTGGCAAACTATTCAGGCAATGTCTCTTTTGATGGAACTGTTACGTCTAATGGCTTACACATTAACCAGCTGGCTTCACTGACCAATGGTGGACAGTTGGGCTATGATGATCCTACAAAAAGTTTGAGATTATACTCAAATTCATCAATAGGCACAAACGCTAAAACGCAGTTTCACTTTAATGAAAGTGGTACAGCAGACATTACCTTTAACGAAGGAGGCAGCGCCACGTTTGTTAGTAATATAGAGGTTGGTGAAAAAGTTACTGTCAAAGGCGGCAGTGGTGCTTCAGGTACGATTCAATTAAACTGCGAAAATAATTCTCACGGCGTTATGATTAAGGGGCCTGCTCATTCAGCAGGAGCAAACTATACATTAACTCTGCCCACTAACACTGGAAATTCAGGCCAAATTCTTACAACTGATGGCACCGGTTCGCTGACTTGGAGTACGCCTACTGCAACGGCTGATTTAACTAATTATGATACATCTACAGAGGTAGATGCAAAGATTACATCTGCAGCACTAAGTCTGTCCTCACTCCCGGCACTCCCATGAGCACAATAAATGATACAGATCTATTACTCGTTGAACGCAACGGAGTCCAATACCAAATCACATACGATCAAATGAGTACACTAAACGACGACGATCTCCTGCTCGTAGAACGTGGCGGAGTCCAATACAAGGTAGAAGCGCAACACGTCTCAACAGGTGCCAATGGTTTAATTATCCCCCCTGTTGAAGTTCTTACGCCAGTCAACGGTGCAGGTATCACTGAGTTTACTACCTATGAGCCTGTCTCAAGTGCCATCACTGCAGTGGGAGAAAACGGCACGATTGCCAAAGATACTGATGAAATTCTAAGTGTTGCTGTTGAAGCTCCTATTGCTTCTTGGAATATCGCAGATGGTTCTTCTCCTTCATTTGCCAATACCGACATCAATTTTGCAACGGAACTTGCGGCAAGAGGTGTCACTGCTATCACTGGAATAAACCTTTACTTAGATAATGTTTCTGGATATCCATACACCTCTAACCTAAGTGGTTTTACTCTCAACAATGTCGACTTGGTGGCTGCCGCGCAGGTATCTCTCATTTCATACAACGGAACCCCTTATAACAACAGTTATGGTTGGGTGTCTTTCTTTAATGGTGGAGGATACAATCAATGCCAAGGAACCACTACATATACCTGCCTATTCCAACCCTACCCTCTGGGCACAGTTGCAAAACTGAAAGTGTTGAGCGTAGGCGGAAGAGTTTCACTGTTAGATCAAGATGGTGCTGAACACTTCATTATTGGTAGTAGTGTTAAAAAAGTTCTTTCATTCCCCACCAACACGAACTTCAGTGGACTGTCGGTTGGTGATGTGGTGCAAGGTGGAACAGTAGAATCGCCTGTAATGATTGCAACACATTCAGCGGGCGGAACAGACTTCGTTATCGAAAATTTTGAATCAGTCAATGTAACAAGTACCAGCTCTCAAACCCCTTCTACTTTTGATCACGCAACTAAATATAAATCTTTGTGTTTCTATTTAAGTGATCCAACAAGTGATGTTGAAGTAAACATGGGGGGATCTGGATGGGTTACACATTCTTCTGTTGATGGTGTCAACTGGGTACAAGGGACTACACATAGTGGAGGCGCAGCGATGGCGCGGACACTTAGTTCAAATAACCCTAATGCCAAGTATTTCCTAATTGGCGCTCAAACTCCAGGATACCCCTTCTCTGATTGGGCACAATATACACTTCAACCTTCATTCATAAGCAATTGGAATCCTCCTTATACACTTGAAATGCCTGTTGGTGGATCGATTGAGGCAGCAGTAGAAATCACAGCCATTGACGCTGCCGCAACACCGCCGACTGTCACGGTAGATGGCGGCACATGGACAACCAGTGATCGTTTGACCAGTCAGATTAGCTACGAAAAGTCCCTGACCTTCACTGACAGCACTCAGCTAGCCAACATGGTTGGACCTCTTGAGATGACGGATGCAAACGGTGATGTCGTCACTCCTGTCAGTGACACCATTGCGAGCGTCAGCGGTAATGTTCTGACTCTTCAGGGAGACACTAACCTTGCATACTTCCAGCCTGGCGATGAAGTTCAGACTGGCGTTCAGGTTGTTTCTGTAGACGCAGCTGCTCCCAGCATCACTGTTGATGGTGGTAGTTGGCTGGGTGCTGATGGATCAGGTAGTACCTATGAAATTTCTAAGTCCTTGAGATTTAACTCAGCCGATTCGTCTTACATGCACTGGACGCCTTCGTCTGCAGGTAACCAAAAGACATGGACTTGGAGCGGGTGGGTAAAAAGAGTTAATTTCGGCGAAGAGTGTGTTCTCTTCTCAGGATCAGCGTCTCCAGGTGCCAATTACTACCTCACTTTTTCTGGTGGCACTGGCACGGGAACTGGCGCTGACGGGCTTAGTTTCTTTTATGGGTACGGAATCCATGTTGGAACGGCCGCGAATGCATTTAGAGACCCAAATGCTTGGTATCATATAGTTGTTGCGGTTGACACTACACAATCAACTCCTGCGGAAAGAGTAAAAATCTACGTCAATGGAACTGAAGTAACCTATAGTTACACTAACTACCCATCTGAAAATGCAGATCTTGGGATCAATTCGTCCTATAGGATGTCGATGGGAGCAATAAACAGTTACGCTGCTTGGTCTTTATCTGACATGTATTTAGCCGACGTACACTTCATCGACGGCCAAGCACTTGCTCCGACTGCATTTGGTGATTTTGACAGCAATGGGGTCTGGCAAGCTAAGGAAGCAGATATTTCTAGTTATGGCACAAATGGCTTCAACTTGAATTTCAGCGATTCAAGCAGTGATGCCGCATTGGGATATGATGCAGCGGGCAGTAACGACTGGACTGTTAATAACCTAACTAACGCCAGCGTTGCAGACTCACCAACTTCCAATCATGCGACCTTGAATCAATTGCTTAAGGGTTCTAGCACTACCATTGCAAATGGTAATCTAGAAATTACCGGTGCAAATTCTTGGAACTGTGCTTATGGAGGATTTAAACTTCCAACATCAGGTAAATGGTATTGGGAGGTTCAAGCGGGCGGAGGTAATACACACCCAGGCATTTGCCTTGCTTCAGATAACCACATTGCCAGTGCATACACTTATCCAAGCCACCTCTTGAATTTTTGGGGAGTATATGCAGCAGATGGTAATAAGTACCGAGGACCTGGTAATGTTTCTATCGGCTATGGTTCTCCAATAACAAGTGGTGATATTATTGGCCTTGCTTTTGACGCTGATGCTGGAACCCTCACATTTTACATCAATGGCGTGTCTCAAGGCGTAGCATTTACTGGGCTTTATGATGAATACATTCCTGTATTTGGAGTATTTGACGCAGGTGCACAAAAAGTAAACTTCGGCCAACTTACGTTTGCGTACCCAGTAAGTGATTTCGAAGCTCTCACCCTGGCTAACTTCCCCGAGGCAGCAATCAAAGACAGCACAGATCATTTTGGGATTGTTGAATACACCGGAAATGGTGGTACACAAGCAATCAGCGGTCTCAATTTCAGCCCAGACCTTCTCTGGATAAAACCAAGAAGTCTAGCCTATAACCATAGGTTCTTTGATACCGTTCGTGGCACTGGCGGCTTGCTTTATTCAAACACAACTGATGCTGAAACATCTCAACCCAATAGCAACGACAATTTAGCTTCTTTTGATTCTGATGGCTTTACTCTTGGCGCAGGTATTGGCATAAACACTAATAACTCCCCGTATGTAGCCTGGGCATGGAATGCTGGTGACACCACAGAAACAATTGCTGCTGGTGATCTGACGAGTTCTATTTACGATCAAAGTCAGACTTGGTCAAATAATGCTGTTACAACGGGTAATAGTGGCAACTGGTTAAATGTGACCAACCTGTTTAATGGTGATCTGTCAACTTATGCACACGCCAACGCCAACGCTAGCGATGTCGAAGTAACCATTACTTTTAGCCCAGCTTTAACAGTATCAAACACAGTTACTTTATATGGAGTAATTGGTGGTGCTGCGAGTTCTGCAACGTGGAACGTTAACAACGAAGCAACAACTGCACTTTACAATGATCTTAGTCACCCCCCGTCGCTTCCGATACCTGCAAGCTCTACGAGTTTTTCTGGCTCATTAAGTAGTATTACTATAGAGAGGACAAGTGCGAGTGCCGCAGGTTTGTATCTCTATGGAATAGAAGTTGATGGCAAGATGTTAGTTGACCCCGGCGTCAGTGTTGATGCCGTCCCATCAATGGCATCACAAGTCCGCGCCAATCCGGCGGCTGGGTTCTCGATCGTGAAGTGGACATGTAATGGATCGGAAGATCAATCTATTGGGCACGGCCTCGGAACCACCCCAGCATTCATGATTTTCAAAAATCTTGATCGAGCAACTAATTGGACGGTCTATCATAAAGATGCGACAACTACAACCCAAAAAGTCTTTTATTTGAATGGTGCAGGTGCTGTTGCTGATTACAGTGGCGGAAGTTCAACGTGGTGGGGTGCATTACCAACATCGAGCGTGTTTACTGTTGGTGATGCGGGCACAGCGGTAAACCACACTAGCGGCGATGAAATGATCAGCTACTGTTTCAGCCCAGTATCTCAATTTTCAGCTATGGGCAAATACAGCGGCAACGGTTCTACTGATGGGCCGTTTGTTTACACCAACTTTAAACCAGCCTGGGTTCTGATTAAGAAGATCAGCAATGCCGGTAATTGGGCCATTTATGACACTGAACGTTCAGATGGTAATCCGGCAGTTGAGAGGTTGTATGCAAACACTTCTGGTGCGGAGGATACTGGCACAGCAAATATAATTGATGTGTTGTCTAATGGATTTAAACTAAGAGGTAGCCACACTCAAAGCAACGGAAATGGTGAGACTTATATATACATGGCCATTGCTGGAAATCCACTAAACACGACACCTGAAGCCGATGCCAATGGTGACACACAAGTCGCACTCGATGCACTCGTGGCAGCTGCAACAGAGATTGTTGAAACAGATGGGACAACGATGTACCTCAACGGTGCAACAGGTCCCTGGCGTACAGGACTCTCTATCGAAGGTTCACAAATTAATGCTGCACCTCCAGGGCCAAGTGAAATCACCTTCACCTCTCAGAATCAGGGAACACCTGCATTCAGTGGTGTGGATGCAACTCTTGCAAGTCGTACCTGGACTCTGGAGTCTGGTACAACGGCAACTGGTCCTTGGACGCTTATTGACACCTATGCCGACTACGGTGTTCTCAGCACACAAACAGGTGCAACGCCGTGGACAGAGAACAAGCCCACACTTCAGCCCAATACGTTCTATAGAATCAAAGTTCAATACGATTCAACTAATGCACCATCAGTCGAATCTGTATACAACACCTTTAAAACTGGAGATGCCTGATGAAGTACTACTTCCAACCTGAAAACAAAATGATTACAACGGAAGAGTTGATTCGTAAATATGGATCAGAAACACCTGTTGCTGGCCTTGATATCTACGAACTGACGTCACAGCCTGATTTTGAGCCCGTCGGATTTATGCTGGCGGCTGACGGTAAATACACACCGATCAAATCAGTCTGATTAACCCAATTAACCCTACACAGCTCGTCAGCAATGGCGAGCTTTTTTTATTATGTACATCAAAGTGTCTGAGTTGCCCAGAGTACCTGCGAGTACTTATCCTATAGGGCATCCGGCAAATAAATTGAAGTCAGATATTAGATAAAATTAAAGTAGTAAAATGTGGCAGCTAGATGGCTCAGATTAATTTTCCAGAACCACAAGCAAATGGAGAGATTTTTGATAAGGATGGTGTTCTATATCAATACTCAGGAAATCCACCTTCTGGCTTTTGGAAAGCAAATTCACAGAATGTAGTTGATGACGCCTACATCAATACATCTGGCGATATTATGTCTGGTGATCTTACACTCACCGGCTTATCTGGCTTGGGCGAAGCTATCCTAGGTGTTGATGAAAATGGCAGACTTATCCGGGGAAACGCACTTTCAGAATGGATGGGTCCTTATATCAAACGTACTGGTGATTCCTTTAACGGATCAATAACTCTAGAGGACAATTTAGGAAATCCGCGCATAGATTTAAATCATCAATCAGGTGATGTATCCCTTGCCGGTGATTTACAAGTAGGTACATTTGATATAGATGATCCGACAGCAGATGCATCAACAAAAAATGGCGGTGGATTGAAAGGAGGCAAACTATATGCAAAACAAATAGGTAGTAATGACAATAATGTTTATGAGGGCTATAGTGCTAGTGGTGTAGTTACCTCCAACATTACCGGGGCTGGTAATGCACAATTTAACAATATAGAACTGAATGACGGTGAGCTTGCGGCTCCATTTATTAGTGCAGGCGGAGGCTCCTTAGCTTCATATGCTGGCATTCCCAATTCGATGTTTCCAATTCGAGTTAAAGATGAATCAGATGTTTTGAATTTTGGAGTAGCAACAAACGGTACTGTTTATATTGGTGGATCGTTGACTGCAGCAGTTCCTGCACCTGCTATTTCATTAGGGCAGGATGGAACCGCAAATTACTCTAACGAAGTCTCTGCCACTAAATTTAATAGTTCTGGTGATGTGCTAATTGGAGGAGACCTTAAAATCAGCAGCTATGGTATTAACCAAGCTGGCACAACAACTGTTGGTGATTTGACTTGCAATTCAGTATCTACTACGTCAGCGGACTTAGGCTCAATTACGGGGCAATCATTAGATTTGAGTGGTAACATTACAAGCTCTCATGGTGCTACATTCGGAAGTGACATTAGCGTAACTGGAGCAGTTAGTGCGACTGGAGCAGTTTCAGGAAGTTCGGCTAACTTTAGCGGTAACGTCACTGCATCTGATTACGGTGCCGTATCTGGAAGTACAGCCACTTTTACTGGAGCCGTAAATGCTGATGCCGCTAGCGTCACGCAAAGTATTACAGCCGGATCTGCATCTATTAGTGGCGATTGCACAGTCGGATTAATTACAAGCAATTCAGATGCTGTTGTGCAAGGTTCAGGTACATTTACAAATAATGTGAGCTGCGATGGGATTAATAGCACAGATAGTGTTAATGCCTCAGTTGCTTTGGCTAACGATTTTGGATTAAAGATTTCACAGGGAGGCTCTGTGAATGCATCAATAGCAGGCAATGGAGAAGCTGTATTTGCAGCCAATAAGATGGCAATTAACGCCAATGGAGATATAGTGAATATCAATAACTCATATGGAGCAATTTCAGATAAAAAGTTTAAAACTAATATTGTAGAAGCATCATCACAATGGAAAGATATTAAAAATATTAATTTAGTGAACTATAACTTTAAACCGTCGTACGGATTTGGAGATAGTAAATATCTCGGTGTCATCGCTCAAGATTTACGCGCCAACTGCCCATCACTTGTAGAAGTCAAAGATGATGTTCAAAAAATTACAACTCCAGAATTTGATGAGCATGGTTTACCTGTATTTGATGAGTTAGGAAATCAAAAGACTACCCAGGTTATTCAAAAGACAGGCACTCAGACGCAAAGCGTAAAATATTCAGTTTTGCATTTAAAGGCTCTTGGCGCTTTGCAAGAAGCAATGGAAAGAATTGAAAGTCTAGAAGCAAAGGTAAAACAGCTCGAAAATAAATAATATTAGTTAGATTAGTAAGGAATTCCATAATAAACATGGCTTGTAAACGTTCTGAATTGATTTCAGCAATCAATACTTTTTCCGCAGCTCGTATTTCTGACGACAAAACATTGTTAAATTTTGCTGCTTCAGTGGTATTCCAACTGCTTGATACTCTTGAGTTTGAACCAGAAGATGAAGCAGTAGATGAAACACCAGAAGTTAAATCAGAGGTAAAGGAAGCGCCTGAAAAACCAAAACTGAAACGTCCTCGTAAGAAAGTTGCCATGTAGTGATTAAAATATAGTTACTGGGTATATTCTCATATGGATTCAGAAAGCCGACGACTGTTTTGGGAGTTAGTTGAAAGTGGCGATAGGCCTCTATTATCAGTGCTTAATTCACTAATTGAAAAATGGGGGCTTCCTGAGATCATTATGACACTCGGTGAGATCTCTGAGGTACTTTCAGAAGATGCTGTTGATGCAGATTTAACTCCTAATCAGCGTGGTTTAATTCTGGGGGCATGTGCACAAGTGAGCGCACTCAGTGATCAAATATCAGCTGAAATGGATCACCTTATCGCTAATCCCAATGGATAAAAACACATTAGACAATTGGAAAAAAATTAAAGAGGCCCTGGAGGAAGCAGGAAAAACTGATTCTTTCTATTACAAAAGAGCGGCAGCAATCATTGGAGGTGAAAAAGATCCTCTCGACATTCCAACAGTTAAGGCGGATGATCAATCTTGAAAACCTGGCCACTCACACCAATTCCACCAGCTGCAGAACTGCCTAAAGCAGTACCACTGCCAAGTTTCGAGTACGAGGCTCCTGAGTACATTGAACCTCTGTGGGAACCCATAATTATTTATCGCGAGGATGTCCCTCAAAAACTTAAGACAAGTTCAGAAACTTCATCAGAAACAAAATCCGAAACAAAGCCAGTAACAGAGAAAAAGAACACTTCTAACAATACAAGTGAGAGCAATAAGATGCCAGAGCCAACCGCTCCAGCACCTTTAACACCACCAACATCTGAATTTAAAGAAGTCCAGACAGTTGATATCCCTATCATTAATGTTGAAGTCCCTGTCCCTAAACCCGAAATTATCGTAACGGCAGCAACAACAGCAACAATTGCTTCTGTTGCATCGGTAGGCGGGACATTAGCAGCTACTGCGATTTTTCAACGCTTGACTCAGGTTGCGAAGCCGGTGATAACTTTTGTTCTGAAGAAGTTGGCGAAGGCTCGCGGGAAGGAGCAACCACTTTCTTGGGCGCGGCAGCGAGCGGCACAACGTCGGAGCAGATCTCGTAAAAAGGCGTACCAGGCCTGATCCTGAATCCTTCTTGATAGATATTAATGCACTCTTTTATTCTCACTAATTCGTAATCAAGTCTAGATTTCTGAATACTAATTCGCCCTAGCTCTTTGCAAAGCTCGACTGAACTACCATCAAGTGGCACAGAAATGCTCATTTGCCCGCCAATATTACGCGACAACGAACCAGGGTTTTCTGTCTGCATAATATAAGGAGCAAAACTCAGCACAGGACCATTGCAAAAATGCCCCTGTTTAAAGGATTGCGTACTAAGACTTCCTTGATTAATTTGTACCGCCTGGTTGGCCACTGAGCCCGTTATAGCGGCTTGTGGCGTTGCACTGACATTTGTATCGTCTGCTTGTTGAATATCAGCCTTGACAGGTAATCCGCAGAGAATTATTGAGAGAAGACCGACAAGGTATTTGTAACTGAATCGGTTGTAATTGTGCGCTCTGTATCGATCGTTTCGATCAAGCCGGCTTCTCTTGAAATTACTTCTAATTGCCATGGCTTACTATCGTCAATAATTTGGAAGCTGACGCCTTCAACCTCAATATCAATATCAGTAGCAGTTGAATCGACTGTCGTTACGTTGTCGCCGCTCCATGTACCAACAGATGCGCCAAACCTTTCAACATTAGAGACTTCTTCAATAGTCTGGGTTGTCGTCACAGTTTGCGTCATGCTGCCTGTTGAAAACTGAGGAGCACCTTGGGCATAAACTGGTGAGCCAATCAGCAATAATAAGAATAGGGTTTTAAACGTGCTCATTGGGCATAAATTAACTCTATTCATATATTCTAAAGGTTAAAAATGCCGAATAACGAAAACAGCTGGGTCAGAAATATTCTAGTCAATTTTGTACCAGCAGGTGTGCTTATTTGGGCCTTGAGTGTTCTAACAGCAAGCTATTTTAATATGGCAAAAAATGTAGATGCAGCTTTTATTAGTTCACTCGTTACTACTGTTTTGGCCAGTTACGGAATATCTCGTGTAGAAGCGGGTAAGGATAAGAAAAAAACTAACTGCAAATGTGATGAAAATGATGACTTCTAACTTTCTTTTGTCTTACCAATTTTTCCATAAAGGTTAGGCCTAACATTTCCATATCCATTTTCAATTGATACAAACTCTCCATTTATATCTTTTACTTTTTGATAGTATTCATCAAAAATGTTTACTTTAGTATAAGCGCGTACTACATCAGTGTATATTTGGCCGGCTACTTTATATTGAACAAGGTGTATATCACTTGGAAGCCCTTTATCGTCAAACGAGTTTTTATCTACTCCTCTGGCGACTACATGAATTTTTGATTTTTTCAGCTCTTCGGGTGTAAATTCAATCATGTACTCATGCGTAACTTCTTTTGAGCGGCGGGCCGTGGCTGAAGCCCCCATTGGGCTTAGCGGGGTATTGCTTGGGTTTTGTGGCACAACCTTCTCCTGTATTTACAAGTATTTTTAAAGCCTGCGGACTACCTGCCATTCTCATGTTATTTGTGAATGAAGATATACTTTATTTTATCAGCGACGAGATTCCGATACGAGGCTTACGACTGTGGAAAAAATAACCATTAACTGATTAGTTAGCCTTATGTTTTTTCCGATAGTTCCATGCTATTGTTCTTTTAGCCACGTCAATTCCGAGAGATCGAATCCCTCGCTCTCCGTCACCTAACCCAAAGCCCCACATAACGTGGGGTTTTTTTGTTAGACATTGATTGGCGTTGCTTATATCCCAAACACAGCCCTATGAAAGTTCAACACCTGCTTGATGCTGTTCGTGAGACGACCCATGTCCGCGACAGTACGTTCAAATGCTGGCGAACAGCCGCAAAGCCGATTGAAAATATTTCAGTCGCTGACGTGGATAAGACTTTAGTCAACCGCTACTGGAGATCTCAACTGACTCCAATTGGTAATTGTTCTGCTGAAACAGTACGTCGTCGCTTGAGTCTGCTTTCGGGCATTTGGGCAATGGCCATTGAAGAGGAGCTCATAGACACAGAAATTAATGTGTGGTATCGAGCAAGTCGCAAAATTAAAACTGATCGCGATGAATCTGCAGAACGCTACGGAAAAGAGTATCCAGTTAGGCCATTTGAATTTTATAAAGAATTCCACGATGACCCGCTGTTTTTAGCCATCTGGTATCACGGTTTCCGCGTCGGAGAAATTGCCGGCATGCTGAGCAACGAAATACGATTTGACAATAAAATTCCATATTTTCAAGTTCAAGACAACAGCAACCGACTGATCAAGCGGGGTGCTCGTCGTCAAGTGCCGATCCATCCGGAGTTCTATCCATGGGTCGGAAGGCTCGAAACGGATACAACGCGGTATCCAGGCAAGAACTGGTCAGAAAAATTACATGAAGTCTGTGATCTTCCTAAAGGAGAAGCGGCCCATAGCCTCCGTCATAATTTCATCACTCGTGCCCGTACTGCCTTACCCGGTCAGGATTCCATGATTTCTAAGTTGGTGGGTCATCGAGTGTTCGGCATGACCGCACGTTATGGCACTTGGCCGCTGGAAGATAAATTTGAAGCTATCAAAAAAATCAGACGGTAATCACAAAATCACACTTCAGCCCGGCCATGTGTCGGGCTTTTTTAATAGCCTCACATGGTAAATGTTATTTAGCTAAAGTAATTGAAATGCTAAATATATATGGAACGGGAATATCCTGTTCCCGGTTATGAAGGATACTTTGCAACAGAAAGCGGAGATATTATTTCGTACAAGCGGGGACAAAGAAAAGTATTAAAACAATCGGTGAGGCGCCGCAGGTTGAGTGTCGGCCTGTCCAGAAAAAACAAAAAAAGAAAAACAGAGACTGCTCACAGAGTGATCTTGTCAGCAAAGCTAAGGAGAGAGCTTGAAGACTGGGAACAGACTTGTCATCTCGATTCGAACCACGATAACAATATTATGGCTAACTTGGAAGTTGGTGATTTTGTTAATAACGCCATTGATTGCTTAGAAAATGGCAAAAGAAAAACTAGCCTATTTCAAATACAACGCGCAATAAAGCGTCTTCAGCGTCTTGAAAAAAAAATTTATGGACGGAGAGGAGGGGATTCGAACCCCTGGTGCCCGTGAAGACACGCCAGTTTTCAAGACTGGAGCCATAAACCACTCGACCACCTCTCCAGAATCATTCTACGAACCTTTACCAACATTTAGCTAGAATATGTAGAAGATTAAGTCAATAAAATGATTGCTATTATTCGCCCTATTTTGTTTAGCTTTCTTACATCTACACGAGTCAAGAAATTGATCGTGGAGCTTCTTGAGGCCTTAGCTAAGAAAACAGAAAATACACTTGATGACATTGCTGTCAAAGCAGTTAAGGACGCTCTGCTTCCTGAAGCATGATTTCCTTAGTTATCGCATCATTAATGTTTGCATCTCATGGTGATGGTCCCTACGACTGGCACATGAGCTGTGAACGCTGGATGGAGAAAAAAATAGAGATACTTCGAGACGAGCACCTGGATGCTTACAATAAAAAGTTTCTTATTAATTACTTTCGCAGCAAAGTAGAAGGCGAATGCTACGACACTATGGCGTGATGGGTAGGCAGGACGATATAAATAAAGAACGAGAATTTTATAAGCAGTTAAAAGAGCGGATTAAACAGCTCAGAATAGATATTGAAAAGCACCAAATGCTTAAGCCCTTGGACGATAATGAAGATGATGATCCACCGTTCATTGGTAAAGACATCTAAGATTTTGATTCTTTAAGTAGTTATATTAAGCGTAAGTTGTAACAAGCAACTACATGCGTATTGTCGAAAACTGGAGTGAGCTTATGTACGATGAGCTCCATTGCCTTAAAAGCAGCACAGCCAAAAGACAATTTCGAAATTCAATTCGATACGCTTTTGGCGGCTTATGTGCTTATTGCCGATGTCGACGAGCTACGACGCTCGATCACTTAAAACCTAAGTGTCGTGGTGGAAGTAGTCTAAGGTCTAATTTGTTACCATCTTGTTTAGAATGTAATCACTCCAAGGGAAGTGAAGACTGGCTAAATTGGTACAGTAATCAGTCCTTTTATAATTCTGTAGCAAAAGAGCTTATTGAAGAATGGATAGAAAACAAACAACTGGAGCGAATGGGTGATGAACGAATTGAACATAGAACAGAGATTTATACTTAGTCGAGCACGTTACGAAGTTGTTCGAATGAGCCGCCCAGCTCTTGAGAAAGTGGCTTTGCGTTTACTTCGCTCAAGAATGGAAATGAAAAACGGCGTACAAAATATGTTGCAAGGAAATGGTATTCTATTCAAAATCGAGGAAAATCAAGGCAGCGGACTACCTGAGATTATTTCAGAAGAGACATTTTGTGACCTTTTAACACTTAATAGCGAAGATGAGATGTCAACAGATATTGAAGACATGGGTTGGGAAGATGAGGATTTAGATCAAGACGATCTCATGCTTGAGTAGTGATTGAGCTAGACTGATTCTAGATAATTACAAGGTATGGAATACGTTATTGGTCCTGTTATTGCAACAGTATTGGGATTAAATATTTCACTGTTGACTGGAAGGAAAATAAAGGCAGATGTAAAAGTATCAGTCGATGAATGTCTCGCAAAGGTAGAGTTTGTCGAAGAGCAGCTGATTGAATTAAATTCTAAAATCCAAGCCATTGAAAATACTGTGGACGTGATTGATAAGCAAACGTTGGCCAAAATGGTCACTACTCTAAAACCTGCATCAGATGCCATTAAGGAAATTCAAGCATTCGTAGGATTAAAGTGATTGATCTTATACATTTTTTTGAGCAATACAACGGAGACTTAAATCATCATCGAGCAGCAATAAATGAGCTTATGCGAGCAATGCCTGACGAATTGCTTGATGAAAATAGCGATTGGGTAAGTATATTTGAAGCTGCAGAAAGCGAATGGGCATACACTAAAATAGTAGGAGATAGATTAATAAATAATGGCAAAACAACGAATGGCGGGTCAAAAACTTAAAGATAGTTTGACACCTAATAAACCTAAAAGAACGCCAAACCATCCTACAAAGTCGCATGTAGTGCTGGCTAAGTCTGGTGGCAAGGAAAAGCTCATTCGTTTTGGAGAACAAGGAGCCAGTACAGCAGGTAAGCCTAAAGAAGGTGAAAGCGAGCGCATGACTAAAAAACGTGCCAGCTTTAAAGCTAGACATGGTAAAAATATTGCCAAAGGCAAAATGTCCGCAGCTTATTGGGCCGATAAGGTGAAATGGTGATGTCTAAACACAAAGCACAAGAATTTTTCGAAAAGAAAAAGGCAGAAACAAAATCAAAAATGAAAGGCAAAAAGAGTGACGACAAGATCGACACTAGCAAAATGCCTGAAGGTCTTCGTAAGCACTTTGAGAAAAAGAACAAGTAGTTATGGCCGAAGGCATTGCAAAAAAGAAAGATCCTAAAAAATGGGCAGCAGCAAAAGCTAAAGCCAAAGCAAGGATGGGCGGAAAACACTCTGCACGAGCTATGCAGCTTGCAACAAAGTACTATAAAGATGCAGGTGGTAAATACGAAGGTAAGAAGCCTAGTGCAAAGAAAAATAAAATGCGCAAATGGACTAAAGAAAAATGGCAAACAAAGGATGGTCCAGGAGATAAAGCCAAGCAGTCAGATGGTTCTACAAAACGATATTTACCCAAAAAAGCCTGGAGCAAACTTTCGGACAAAGAAAAGGCTGCAACTGATCGTAAAAAACGAAACGCTTCCCGACGAGGCGAAGGGGTGACAGCAAACACAAAGGCAGCAAAAGCTGCTGGTAAATCAGCAAGGAACGCAAAGTGAAAATCACACGTGACAACTCAGTTGATCGCCGTCGACTAAAAGCCGATGAAAGAGGCCTGTGGTCTAACGCAAGATCGCGAGCCGCCACCCGTTTGGGCTGGCTCGCATACGAAGAAAATAGACCTAAGAAAACCACACTAAAGGCCTCTCAAATGGGCGGAGATCAGCTGTTTAATAACTATTCTCCTACAGCTCATGCACAGATGCAACGTGGACAGGAGCTTGCCAGAATGAAGGCCCTGGCTAGCTAATTATATAGAATAGATATAAACAAATGCAATAAAGTTAGCTGGCACAAAAGATATGGATTTTTCAAGCATGTTTAGAAAGGACTATCCAATGCCTACAAAGTTGGCAGTTAAAGGTGCGTTGGGAAAAGCTGCACCTGGAGCTTATCCAGTAATTCAAACTATCAGCGATGTCAGCTCTGGTGCAAATCCATATATATCTGCAGGCCGTAATGTTACTGGTGCTATTAGCGGTTCAATGGCTGCTGCTGGTGCTTCTGTTTTGGCAGCAGAGCCAACTGGTTTTGGCTGGCCTGTAATAGCCGCTGCTTACGATCAAGGCAACAGAGCAGGTCAAGATTTTTTTGATTCTGCAGCGCAAAGATTTGGAATGGGAAAAGAAACTAAATCAAGTTTGGGAAACCTTCCAAGTACAGTAAATACTAATTTAGGTGCGTACGACGAAAGCGTAACTCTGCCACCAGTAGGCGGTGGAAACTTGGGAAGCTTCAGAAGTTCTCCACCTCCGTCTTTAAACCCTGATGTACCGCAAACAGGTACGCAGACAGGAGGAAGTAATATATATGCAGGCATGAGTGAGCAAGAGATCAAAGACGCTTATGATCGCCTGAGATATGGAGACAACTTTGATAAAGCACGTGACTATATGAAAAAGGGTCAGGGTGATCCATTTGATAGTACATACAATCCAAGCAAGTTTTTAGTAGATGAGGCAGGACAGAAGAAAGCCGTAGAAGAAGGGCTGAAAATGCATGAAGCGTTCTTCGGGCCTGGTGGTGGACGCTTACGTCAATTGAGCACTCCTACGTCATCGTCTTCTACATCAATTATTCCAGCTCGGGGTAGTGGTGTAAAAAGTGGACGATTAGGTATTCTTGAATCTGCTCATGACAAGCATCCCAACTACTCTGGACCATTACAAAACAATATGCGTGGAAGCAACAGCTTTGACAGAGATAAAGAGCCAGTAAGGGGCTTGCCTACGTCTGAAGATAATCGTAAGCGGCAACAAAGTCTGAGAAATGCTCAGAGAAGGCTTCAACAAGCATCTTCAGCTGATGGCTTACCTCAGATGTCACCTGTACTTAGAATGATTCGATTTGCTGAAGGTACAGAAGGGCCTGATGGATATAGAACAATGTATGGTCATCGTATGTTTGATGACATGAGCAAGCATCCCAATAATCCAATGAAAACTCCTTGGGGAACACAATCAGAAGCAGCGGGAGCATTTCAATTTATGAAACCAACATGGGATGAACAGGCAGCAAAGTTAGGTCTTAAAGACTTTTCTCCCGAATCTCAAGTTGCCGCCGCTGTAAACCTGATCAAAAGCAAAGGAATTGATCCCTATATGAAAATCAATACCATAGATGATATTGTGCGTGTAGCCGATGCACTTGGACCTACATGGGCGGGCCTGCCTGTTTCATATCCTGGTCACGATGGTAAGTACGGAAGAGGTAGTTCTTACTGGGGACAAGGTGGTAAAAAAGTAGAAGACATTGCAAAGTACCTTGGCATTATGTAAATGAGCCGCATTAAGCAACTTAAAAAATTAGAGCTTCTAAAGGATGAGGCTAGAAAGTGCCTTACCCGTAAAGAAGCTCAGAAAATATTAAAAAGGGCAGCCAAAGCTACCCGTAAGTTAAATGAATCAAAATGAGTAAGTAGCCCCGGCTTTAAAGCCAAGAGGCAGATACTCATCAAATTCACGCTCTTCCGTTAGAAAGGATACTTCACCGTAAACGTTCAGTTTTTCAGAAAGGTCAGCTGACAGAACGGCCTTGCCGGAAAGCTCAGCATCAGTACCATCGTTTGGAACGTTGACGAATGCAGGACCCGCTTGAACGGAGTAGGTCAGGACGCTGCCCAGAGGGCCTTCATAGCCGACATGCGTCTCGGTAACGGTACCAACGCGCTCCTTAAGACCGAGAGAAGCGGTATTGCTTTCAACGTTGACAAAACCACCAGCAATTGCGGGAGCAGTGGTAAGAGCCACAGCAACACCAACAATAGATGCAGAAGTAATAAAAGACATGTAATTAATCTAGGTATTTATAATCAGTGAACTGATGTCACTAAAATAACTATAAACTAAATATTGCTTAAATGGTCAAAGACAGTATAATATCTGGCTAATTTGTACAAGTAAAAATCAAAAAAATGACCCACGTTAGTGGGCCAAAGCTTACCAATCAAGTTTCCAATCAGTTATCGGGTCACCGTGAATTTTCTGATACCTAAGTTCCAGGGAATTTGTACAGACCCATTTTGAGTAATGGACTCCACGATAACAGAGATGAGCAAACGTCATTTCAGGTTCAACAGGACGACGTTTCTTGCGATTGCAATTTATCCTTGGTACGTAGAGATCCATTATTCATAAGCAATTTTATTTTTCTATATTCTATTGTC